TGTGCGGCTTCTTGTAGGGCTCCACCATACATATTATCTAATTCAATAATTTTATCTGGTGATTTATCTTCAATTAAAAACTTTAAAACGCCCATTGCAGTTTCAAACAATGCAATGTTTGAGTATAGTCGTTGACCATTACAATCAATATGATAAAACTTTTTTGAAATACCTTTTACTACAGATTGTTTTTCCATAGTAACGACATAATTACCCATTGTAACTGTATTTTCTTTTATTGCACCTGTTGCTACTACTGGATTTTTTTGTGCTTCTTTTACTACAGTTTTACTTGCTGTTTCTGTAGCTTTTTCTAGTTTGCTAAGAATATTGTACATTTCTTGGGAATCTGATTTTACAACCACATTACCTTTGGCACGTTCTTCTCTAATATGTTCGGCATTGGATTCTGCTTCATTTAATTTACGCAGAATTTCTTCCATACCATTTGCAGCTGTTGTCATTATAGACTCCCTTTTTTACGTTCAAAATAAGTTTTTCTGTTTTCAATTACACGTTTTACAACGTTTTTATTTACTAAACTTCTTAGTAATTCAACCTCACGTTCATTTAAGTCGTCTTTACAGGTACGTTCTAATAAATTTTCATAAACCCCACATTCATCAATACTTAAAAATGTAGGTATACCTCCCGGTGTTTCGATCATTTTCATTAGCCACGTCCTTGTACTAAATCTCTTAGCCTTGCAATTTCTGCTGAATTGTTTGCTGCCATATTTTGTGCTTGACCGGCGGCTTGTGCATTCTGTCCACGTTGTACATCATCTGGGTCTTGACGTTTGTCATAACGTGCAGCACCTTGTCCTGTTGCTGATTTATTACCACCTGCTACTGTTCTGCTTGTACCAGTTGAGTCGCGTTGTGCATCTTGATTTGCAATGTTTGCTCTACGCTGTGGAGTATTATTATTTGCTTTACGCATAGTTGCTGCACTCATTGAACCTGTTGCTACAGTTGGTGTAATTAGTTCTTCAATTTTTTCTTTTTTAGGCCTATCGTGTGTATAGCCTTTGTCTTTAAGATCTAAATGGTCTTGTTCTCTTTTGGCCATAATGCCTTTACCTGTTTTAGGATGATACATCATATGTGGTTTAAATTTTTCTTTTTTATCTTCTCCAAAGCCTTTCATGCCAATTTGCTTTGCAATACTACCTTGCTTGCCGATGCTATTGGTTTTTCTTGCTACTTTTACTGCTCCTGGAGTTATAATATTCTTTACTGCGTTGCCAACTGTTTTGACTGCATTCTTAGCGGTGTCTAAAAATCCTTCGTCTAAATCTTTAAATTCTTCATAAGACAAATATATATCTGTATCTGGATCATAATATTTGCCTGCTTTTGGATCGTAATAAATTACTTTTCCTGCTTTTGTTTGAATTGGACCTTCAAGCCCATCACGCTCTTGGTATTTTTCTCTATCAATATCTGGTAATCTACTCCAGCCTTCGTTTACAGCACTGAGATCAATGTAGTCGGTAAACTTGTCATTATCTTCATCTTTAATAGCATCCACTAGTGCTAGTGTTTGACTATAGCTTAGTTCTTTTAAATTTGATGCTAGTGCATCTTTTTCTAGTTCAACACCGAAATTTACATTTGCGTATTCGATTACAGTGTCTACAATGCTGTTATTCAGGATATCCATTATCTTCTTGCCTTATTAAGTTGTGCAACAATTTTACTTGCTGGGTTAAACTTTTTTGTTCGCATAGCTTTCTTTGTCATACGAGCACCTTTTGCCGCTTTTGTACGTTTTAATACAAAACGCTTTTTTAAATCAATAGGCGCACTACATTGATTTGGGTTTCCTACAACACGACCTTTTCGTGGTCCTACTGTACAACGAAACTTTCGTGTAACAGCTTTCCCTCTTTTTGCAAAAACTACCTTTGCTTCTGCTATGATTGTATTATAAGATTCATTCAATAACATGTTATTGTCCCATCATCGGTGCTACTGTCTGTAAATTTAGCAAAAGTAACACAATTGTTGACAGTAAACCAGCAATCACTGTTCCTGCAGCACCAATAACTAATCTATTGCTTGCTACTTTGTCGGTTGTCTGTTTCTCTGCCATTTTGCCTACGCTCTCAGCTAGGCTATCAACTTTATTCTCAAGTCGGTTTAGTTTTTCTTCTAACACGCGATATCTTTCTGCACACAAATCCACATGTGCTTCTAGATTTTCACGCTCTAGTCTTGACTGTTGCATTGCCATATTTTGCTTCTCGCAATCATTGACAGCGTCTTTTCAGAGCTGATTTAAAGCATAAACTTCCTAGTTTATACTATAGGTATTTATCTATTGTTGATCAAAAGTAATGTATGTATTTCTATTATCTTCACTAAAAGTATCAACATATAAAATATCTTTAGTACTAGAAGTTAGCCCTGCATGAACAGGAACATTATCTAAATCAAATTCTAATAAATGTACAGGATTTGTTTCTTTTTTAAAAACATCAACCGTTTCGCATTCAAAGGTTAAAATCCAAACTTTTCTTTTTTTATAATTACTACCAAAATTATAATTTTTTAAATCTTTGTTTCCAACACACCTACATTCTATTATATGCGGTTGAGTACGCAAACTAATAGTTTGTATAAATGTGTTGTGATTTTGTGATTGATAGTAGCCTGCTTTATCGTGCTTTGGTGTATTAACTTGTTTATTAGTTATGTCAATAAGAGTGTAAACTGAATAATAACCCTTCGATGTTGAGTAATGCATTAAACACCTGCGGCTTTAGCAGCAGCATAACCAATGGCAAATGCACCTGCTTTTCTCGCAACAGTTGTTGCAATTTTATTCATTCTACTTGAGCCAGCAACAAGATTATTGTCTTTTGTATATCTATTAAACAATGGTTTTAGATCACTTCTCATACCATTTTGTCTAAAGTATCTATCTAGTTGCGATGCAGCAAGTTGCTGTTGTTGTGTGCTACAATCATTCCAATTTTGAACTAATCTACGTGTAGCACGTAATTTAGGATCTTGAATAGCAAGGTCTTTTTCTAATTTGTAAAAAAATGCTTGTGCTTGTCCTGCTGGTACGTTACCTTGTTCAATTTGTTTTAAAAAACGTTTAATTCTAATTTGGTCTATTCTTACTTTATTTAGAAGTAATTTATCTTTTTCGCCACTAACTAATCCATCAGGCTTTAACAGTGTATGCATTGTTTGATAAACATCACTTCCACTTGGTGCTGGTGTATTAAAGTTACCTTTACGCATTGTTTGATTTGCGTATGCTTTAGCTACAGGTGCGTATTCATAGTTATTACTCATCATATAAAGACTCATTAAACTTACAAATAAATGATTGGTTAAACCGTCAGCACCTTCTTTACTAATCTGTTGTCTTGTTTTAAACATACGTGCTTCGCCAAGCTCGTTGATAAATCCATATTGTTGTACTTTACGTGATGGTACTGTGTGACCACCTTCCATTAGTGCTTTTTCATAGTTTGTATATTCTGTCATTAGTTGTTCCTTGCCATATTAGCAGCAGTGAAACCAGACCTGTTCACAAGTTTCACATCTTTGTCAATTACATAACCTTCGCCGCCACGCTCTCCATTAGTGTATGCTTCAATATCAGCATCTTGTGAATCTAATGCATTAATTACTGCATTTTTCACTTTTTGCAATCGTGTAATGATTTGAAATGTTGCATCAAAGCCCTGCTGATTTTGTTGTAAATATTCAGCAAGTCTAGCTTGCTTTACTTTGCTGACTTTACTATTACCTAACCAGTCTATAAAATGTTTTAAATTATATTTTCCAGTGGCTCCACTTTTTACACTACTATTAATATATGCATAAAGTATTTTGCCAAAGTCTGAAATTTTAAGTTCGGATGGAACTGCAAACATTTTATCTATTACACTTGCTTTACTTTTAATAAAGTTTTCTACTTCGTCCACCTCTGGAAGATCAACGCCCGGTGCTTTTGTTACTACAGCAGGTGGCATAATTAAAGTATCACCTTGCTGAAAACGATTAACATCTACGTTAGCTATTTTCCCGTCTGTATCAATGTATTTGTGAACTACAATACCTACATCGCTGTCCTGTATTTGTTTTCCAACAACACTGTTCACGTCTACAGCGTATTCTGTTGTGTTGGGCTGGAACCTAAGTTTGCCACTGTCGTCCGCTGGGGGCGAAGTAAAATACAATAGGTCTCCTAATACATATCCACGGAAGTCTGCTGGAACCACGCTTTCAACTTTACTCCAAATACTTGCCATCTTTGCAGGAAATTCGCTACGTGTTGCATCATCCTTTTTCCCACGTGATTGAAGCATTTGTTCAAGTTCTTGTGCGCTCGTTACTCGTCCGTCATAGCCTTTAGCACCAAAGCCTGACTTGTCTGTTAGCACAAACTCACCACTTTCATTTCGTCCGAATATGACTGCTGGGCGTCCATCCCATTTTATTGTAACTGAGTGTGGTTGTGCTTCAACTTGGCGCAGCTTATTTACTGCTACCATTGCACCTTTTGAGCCATCCCAAAGAATTAAATCTTCGATATGCTGAATTCGTGCGCTATCGTTCTCTGCTAAACTTTCACTAGGCTTAGCAGGAAAGAAATTCTGTTGTACTGTACGCTGATTTCTACTATCACGTGGTCTACGTTTTTTTGTACCACCTAGTATAATTTCATCAATTTTCATTTGTTATTCCTTAGCTTTTTAATACCTCTATTAAAACGCTCTGGATCTCTATTTTTGATACTTAACATAATACGCTTTTGTAAATCAGATGCAGTATCATTGTCAAAGTTTGTATCAATCATTTCCATAATATTAATAATACTTTGAATTGCATTACTGCCGCGACTTTCTACAATACCAGTTTTGTCCTTAGTCGGACTGATACTGTTTATTTCTTCTAATATACTACGAGTACGTTTTCTCATGTTATTCTCCAGTACGTTGCATGTATTTATCAATTATTGCTACGTTTCAGCATACTACGTAGAGCATCATGAGATTTTAAATTTTCCTCAACTATACTGTTCTCTGAAATACTTTTTTCTTGATGCGATACTGTACTACGTTGTTTAATTTTATCAAACATTGCACTTGTGTTTGTAACATCACTTGCATCTTCATCATCAGCAAGATCAGTAATACGCAATCCTGCAATATCAAAGTTTAAGTCTACTTTTTGTCCTACACCACTACTACTACGTGTTTTCATAAATTGTACTTGATATCTCCCACGTTCACGCATTGCTTGACTTGTAAAGATACCAATAACATTATCTGCTGTTTGAATCTTACTTAATCCACCTGAGATATGACTATGATCAAATTCTACTTCTTCAACTGCACTTCTATTTAACTGCGATGCTGTTGCTAATAGTATATCATGTTCTACTGCAAAGTTACGTAATTCTTCTGATACAAACTTATCTTTAATAAACAAATCACTTGGACTTACTTTACTTTGTGCAGGCATCATTAGATCCAAGTAATCAACACATACTGCATCAAATCTAATGTTGTTCTTTACTTCAAACTCTTTTAAATAACTGTTCAAATCATTTATAGTTATACCATTAGGAAGTTGAACAACTTGTAATGCACCTGCTCCTTTACCTTTCATACGCACTTTTAAATCAACATCATCTGTATTCTTAAACACGTCACGTGTATTCATTCCAGTGATCATACTATCAAGTCGCATACTACATAGTTCTTCACTAAGTTCTAGACTTACATATGCTACATTTAATCCCGATATAGACCAGTTAAGTGCCAAATTCTGCAAGAACAAACTTTTACCGCCGCCGGATGCCGCTGCAAATATATTTAATTCGCCTCTATTAAATCCACCATATAACTTTTTATCAATTTCTGACCAACCAGTACTTGTACCTCCTCGCTGATTCCTTACCCGTTCTATACGTTCAGCAGGATTCTCCCAATAGTTTGTACCCATGTGTCTTGCAAGACCAATTTGTACTGCTTCTTTGATCATTTTTTCTACTGCACCAAACTCACCT